TTCTCCCGGATTTCAAGACTTCTCCACCATCTTTCCAGAGTCCCCCTTTCATCTTAGGCACAAATATTTTTTTAGTTTTCTTTTCCATTTTTTTCTCCTTTGAAAAGCAATTTATATTCATAGGCACTAGAGCCCTTTAATTTTCTTTTTGGAACACAATCATCAAGATCTTCTAAACCATACTTAGAACGGATCTGAGGATCTCTCAGAGCCCTTATCTGGGCATTTATAGAATCAGTTGAATAAACCTTTCCATACTTGTCCAAGATATAAGCTCTGATGTCCCAAGGTTTGCAATAATCTCTATCTCTCATATATAGGATTATGTATTCCCGTAGATTACTAGCTCTCTTTTTGACCATCTCTAGTAACCCAAATATCACTATAGAATCCAATCAACCTATTCAGCTTGACATGGTTTGGATCATTTTGATCTACATTATCTATAGCTTGTTTTATGGTATCCATGTTGACTCTAAAGAAGTCTTTATGCTGATCAGTAATATCAGCTTTCTTAACTCCAAGTCTTTCCTTTAGAGTTCTAAGCAGATCATCTTCTCCAACATAGATCCCAAGATCTTCTCCCTCTGCTGTTACCAAACTA